TAGAAGATGCTGATTCTTCATCGTTTTCACCTTTAACATATTCTCCTAATATTTCAAATTCACCATTAGATGTATTTATTTTAGCATTATAAGTCATACCATCTCCTCCATATCTGTTTTTCATAATATGGAATCTACCGGTACCATTTACTTTGTCTTCTTTTTTACGTGAGAGTGATATACAAACATCAGAAATCATTATTTTATCATAACTTCCGGCGGCTGATGTTCCTTCTACTACGTCTTCCTTAGCACCTGTTCTATTAACTTGAGATACAGACCATATTGGAATATTTAATTCTCTTGCTAATCCTTTAGTGCTAACATAAATATCATCTATCTCATCCTTTCGTTCACGATTGTTTTTCTTTGATCTCAATAGATCGACATAATCGATAATAATTAAATCGGGTTTGAAATCTAAATCAATACATTTTTTAATATGAGCCTCTATTGTAGATATAGATGCTTTGCCTGGTGAATATTCTCTAATAATTAAATTACCTGATAATTTTGATACTTCTTCTTCTACAGTATTTTTATATTTAGTGATTTTACTAACATCTATACCTGTAAAGAATGAGTCATATCTTCTTCCAACATAGTCTGAACCTAATTCTAATGTGTAATGCAAGACATTATATCCTGCTTTTACAGCTGCACCTCCTAAAGCCACTAACACCCAAGATTTACCACCACCTGGATTACCAAATATTAATCCAAAATCACCATTGCCTAATCCACCTTGTAATAATTCATTAAATTCTTCCCAAGGTGTAGGTACTGTTGCTCTATGTTCTTCTCTATATCGTGATTCAGTATCTTTATTATATTCATGGCCTATGTTTTTATCTTGACCTGCTTTTAAAGCATTATCAACTAAAACCCTAATAGAATCATAATCACCAGCATTTAATAAATCTACACTATTTAATAATGCTTTTTTTAATTGTTGGTTTTTACAAAAATTACTAAATTCTTCTTCAACATATTTTAAATCTTCGTCTGAGGCTTTATATGCTTCTTTAAGTTGTTCTTTAATAGAGATTTGTAATACTTCACTATCTATTTTTTTCAATTCTACCTTTAATACTTCCATTGATGGGTTAGTATGGTATTTAGTATAGTAATTTAGTATTTCTTTAATTATCCATTTATGTGATTGTGAATCAAAATAATCTTCACTTAACACATCATAAATGTTTAATAAAAATTCTTTATGTGTTAATAATGATGATAATACTTTTACTTGAAATCCAGTCCCATATTGAGATAAATTTGATAATGTAGTTGTTGTCATAACTTTATTTTTTAAAACTATTTAGTATTTTAAATGTATTGTTTAACCAATATTCTGTATTTTTAATTGTTTTGCTTAATCCATCTTCATTATATAATCTTAAAAAACCACTTACATTTAAATCAGGTATTGGTTGATTTGATATTTCTTCTAAATATGCTTTTTCATTATCGTCTAATAATGGATTTTTAAGATCCATAAGTTTATAATTTCGTTCTAGATTATTTTTAGAAAATATTATTTGAGAATATATATTATGCTCTTTATGTTTAAGTATACATAATTCAAATAAGTCTTCCAAATCTACTACTCGATCTTTTAATTCAGGAAAACGTTTAAATATACCTTTTTCACCTAATCCTTTTACACCTGGTATTTTATCTGAGTTATCTCCTAGTAATGTTTTATAAATAATAAAATTTTCTGTTAATATACCAAACTTATTTTTAATAGTTTCTCTAGTAAAAAATTCTTTATCTGCTGGGCGATATATAGTAACATTTTCATTTATTAGTTGTAAGTAGTCTTTATCGTTTGATACAATATATACTTTAGAGTTATATTTTTTCGGTAATATATCGCTATAATACGCGATAATATCATCGGCTTCTACTTTATCGATAGAAATGGTGTTAACAGGAAGACATCGAAGATAATGTATTAATCTTCGAACTTGATCTATTTTAGAATCTTGTTCTTCTTCTATGTCATCAAATACTTTATCATTAACTCTAACTAGATTTCTTCCAGATTTGTATTCTGGGAGAAGATTCTTCCGGTTTATGGAAGAACCAACTCCATCGAATACTATATATACAGAAGTGGGTTGAATTTGGTTAATTAAGAACCCTAATGATCTTAAAAAACCTCCTAGTCCACCGACATGATTTCCAGCTTCGTTTATGAAATTAATCATAGCAAAGTTTCTAAGAAACATGTTTAAACCATCTATTAAAATAACTCTATCATGATGTTTATCTTCAACTTGATTTGTATCTTCTGATAAGTTATTAAGTATTTTTAGTAAATCTTTTTTATTGCTCATATTATTCTTCATCAACTATTTCAGATATATCTGATTTTTCATTCCATTCTGATTCATCTATATTTACATCATATTTTCCTTCTCCAAGAATGTTTATCCATTCATGAGCATGTTCTTTTTTATACTTGTTAATAGCATTGGGATCATCTTTAATAAAACCATGAACTGTACTAACTATAGTTCCTTTTGTAGTAATACCATTAACGTGATTTTTATCACAAGCTATTTTAGTACGTAATGCGAATTCTACTTTCTTTTTATCCTTAGTAGCTTCTATTTTAGATGTTCCTGAGTTGGTAATGTTTCCAAAAGTAAGTACTATAGATGCATCCCAATACATTGTGTCACCGCCTTTATTAGTCATTTTTGGTCGACCCATAGGTACTTCTGCTGGTTGTACTCCAACTTTATTTACAACTAAAAATGTATTAGTAAACTGGCTTGATTCTTTTCTGGATACCATTATTTTTTGGTTTATAAAGTTTCCAAATTGAGTAGCCATTGCTCCTGCATTCCACATTGGATTATTTTTACCTTGTTCAATACTCATATTACAAGGTATTGAACCTACAGAATCCCATATAAATAAAAGATTATATGGTAGTTTTCCTTTGTTTTGGTCATCAATTATATCTAACATAAAAGTAGCTATATCTTCAATTGAATTTAATGTACTTCTGTCTCGATATAAAAAGAAACCTTTATAATCTATTATTTCTCCTGTTTCTTCATCAACTATATCTTCCATCTGGAATCCCATAGTTCTCCAGTGATTCCAATCATGTTTCATTTCTGTGATAATGATTACAGGTAATATACCCATTTTTTGAGCTTCGGTTGCTGCTTCAATAGAAGTAGTTGTTTTACCTGTATTTGACCTACCTCTAATAATAGTGATGTGTCCTACAGGAATACCTGGGAGTGATAGAATGTCTTGAAGAGCAGGAGAAAATGGTATCCATGTTTGTTCTTTAAACTTTACATTGTTATTCATAAGTTTTTTCTCTTTATATTTGTCGAGATCAAAACTTGATTTAAGTTCAGAGGATACTATTTCACTCAGCGATGCTGTATTATCTTTTTTCTTAGCCATAATATTATTATATTTTTATTTTAAGGTAAATAAACCCCTCTATTGAGGGGCTTATTTTAATATCTAGAATGGCAAATCATCATCGTTATCACCATTATTTTCATCTTCATTTCCATTTTCATCTTCAAATATAGCATTAAATTTATCTGCTTTACTTGCTTGTTTCTTAGCTGGTGTTTTTAACTCGTAATTTTTCTTAGTTGATGTTTTAGGAGTTTCAATTACTGTTTCTTCAACTTCAGTTTCTTCAGTTTCTGTTTCTTCTGGGTTTAGCCATTCTTGAAGCGCTTGTTTCATTTCCTCATAAGAGTATTTTTTAAACGTTTCAATTGGGTTTGGTTGGTCTTCAAGTAGTTTTTTGATAAGTACTTTATCATCAACTAATGATGTTTGTTTAGTACGAGGCATAATAGTTGTTTTATTATACGCTGTACCTGTTACTTCAGGACCTACAGTGTTTAATGTAATGTCTCTACCTTCTGCTACATCAGTGAAATCACCAATATCTTCATTGTCTGCTAAATTTAAGAAATCCATATAAGTTTCCTTACCGAAATTCCATAATTTAACACCTTCGCTTTCTTGTCCACGTACTACTACAGGAACAAACACTCGCATTTTTGGTTCCAATTTTTTAGCTAAACGCCAATTTTCTTTGTCACCTGTTTTACGAAGTTCTTTTGCGAACTCAACAATTGGATCTTTTTCACCCCAGTTTTGAGGAGAGATCATTGTTTTGTTACCAATACCATAATGTATTAGTACTTCTGTAAATGGGTTCTTTTTGTTGTATTTGTTTGGTACAACACGAACTACTTGTTTTCCAATAGCTGGTTTGAAAAATACATTTTTCTTTTCACCGCCGCCTTTAGATGATTTTGCTTGTTGTAGAGAGTTCAAGCGACTCTTAATTTCATTTAAATCCATAAACTATAAAATTTTAAATATAACATCAATATAATAACCTATTTTTGAATAGCCAAACTATTTTTAAAATTATTCATTATTTCAATAACTTTAGCTATAGCTTCTTTGAAATTCTTTATTCATAATTCTATAATTTTATGAATTTTAGTATTTAATTGTTTTAATTCATTTTGAGTAGTTAATAATATACTATTACGATAATGTTGCCACTCAATAGGGAATGCTGGGTTAACAACACCTCCATTTAATTTTTTGATTAGTTCATTTAAAGCGTTAATAGTGTATAATACGTTGTGTTCTTTTTTTCTATGCACAAGTATTGTATTAGATGGCATGTTATTAACATTACCTTGTTCTATATTATATGTAATAACATATTCGTCTGTACTTTTAACATAAAGCACAAACATTTTATTATACATTATGGTGTATGAACTCTTAATATTTTCTATAAGAATATCTAATCCTTCTAAACTAGAAAAAGAGCATAATAATCTATTATTCAAATCTGTATTATTTATTAGGTCAAAATTGTCCTCCCAATAAATATTGTATAGTTTATGCAAAATCGTAGTTTGTTCCATAATTGTATTTAATTTTTAGATTGTATTTTTTAAATATATCATCTATAGCATCCATTACGTCTTGTTCATCTTTGTCCCAATCAAATAATAAAGCATCATAAGTGTATAATACTATTTTTGTATTTTTATCTTTTAATATTTTTATAATATCCCATATAATACGAGAATTATTTGATGTTTCTAAGTTTTGAAGTATATAATTAAATAGTTTTTGCGGGTTCATATTTTCCAACTCATTTTTGTAAAATATTTTACTTGAATTAGGTACTTGAACATAACCTTGTTTTTCAAACTGTAACCATATATTATTAGTATACTCGATTATCTTGGCGAAAAATTCCCAGTCTTTATAAGAATCATATACTCCGCCGTATAATTGTTTAAACATTAATTCTTTGGCTATTTTAACGTCTATTTGAGCATATTGAGCGAATGTCTCATATATTGGACCATTAAATTTATATCCTATTAATTGTGCTGCTAATGTTGGATGATATGCTGAGATGTCTATTTCGGCAAATTTATCATTTTCAGGTATGAAAACCATTCTGCATCCATTATCTTTATTTAACGCGGCAAAATTGATATTATTAAAAGCGTTAGAAGGTCTACCTGTGATTGTGTGTAAATTATAGTGGGTATATATTTTACTATCTTTAATATTAAATAACTCATTGTTTGGTTTTAAATATTGTTTAAATAAATCTTTATCTATTTTTATACCATTTTTTTCAATATAAAACATTGAATATATTAGTTTATCGAAATGTTTATTATCGTAAGGTCTAATATAATTTTTTACCTGTTTATACATATTTTCACATCTTTCATAATGTTTAACTATAGGTATAATTCGATTTATATCTAAACGTGAAGGGTATATATTATAAAAATATTCATGAACTGATGTTGTAGGATGTGTATATGGGGGTGATGAAAGGCATATATCTATTGTTTGTTTAATTTGGAAATAATATAAAAATGTTTTTTTATCCCTAACATATATTTCATCAAATTGTTTAAGTATTTGATTTATATGTTTTATATTTACAGGTAATGTTTCATTATGATCAACACTTAATATATATCCTTTTTCATCATCGCCTGTTATAGGTTTTATATACAGTAATGAAACTTGATTTAGAATGGGATGTACTAAATCACTATATGGTATTACTTCAACAAATGCTTTTTTATAGCCTTTATTATAGAATGAACGTAATTGATCTGTATTTTCTACTAGATAAAACAAAACTTTTATTTTCAATAAAGATAATAAAAAAGGCTTAAATAACCAAGTTTTATTTAAAATACTTTAAATAGTCGTTTTTAAGATAATCGTTAAAACGATAATATTTGTTTTTAAATATTGTTAATTCAACTATATTTTGATTAGTTTGAGTTACAATTTGTTTATCTCCAGTAATTTGCCATGGGATATTAAATGGAGTATATAATTGCCATAATATACGTTGGTCTTTATTAAGTAATAAATTGTATGTATCTTGACTAATTTCAATATAAACTACTTCGTTTGATTTTTTACAAAAATATCTTGTAAATTCTCCGATTTGATAATCTTGAGATGTAGGTAATGTTAATGAATATGGAGGAATATAAATAGTATTATTAACAGATATATTTTTTATATTAAGATATGTTGTATTATTTGTATCTTCTTGATTTATACTTAAGAATATATTACTGGAAGATGTATTAAAATTTTGAGTAGTTATAGGTGTTAATTCTTCTACAGGTGTGTCTTGTGGAGTTTTACCTGAAAATATTTTTCCATCTGATGCTTTCCAATAATATCCAGTATATGATTCACCAGATGAGATATAAGTATATTCTCCACCATTAGTATATAAATTGGTTTTTATTTGAGATAATGGGTAATACATTTTTATACTTGACTTGATACGTGAATATGATTATTATGATTTGGAAAACCAAATGTTAATACAGATTTTAAAGTTCCATTTTCTAAGTTTTTAGAATACCCTATGCTTTGAAGTGCATTTACAAAAGTATCTATTTTTGCTCTATTAGAAGCATTTGGACTTACTGGTATTCCGTCTATTAAAGCTATATCTACAGCATTACCTGAAGAATGTCGACTTGGAGGATTATCATGATGTCCACTAACTGCTGTTGTAACAGATACTACTATTCCTGTATTTTTAGCTGCTTTGTTTATATCTGATAGAATAGTTGGGTTTATTTTATCATCAGATGGGTTACCTTGTCCTATATTTTGAAATTTAATATTACTATATTGTTTTGAATTTGCTGCTGGATAATTATTTCCTCTTACTATTGGAGAAACACCTTGTACTCTGCCATCTGATGTTATAGGAGTATCTTGTGTTCCAAATGGATTTTTAGGAACAGCGAATGATTCAATAGTTGTAATCCATTGATTATCTTTAATCTCATGTGTTATACCGTTGATTAAGAATTCTAATGATTCAGGATAATTTGAAGGTAAAAAATGAGTATCCATAGTATATTTTTGGTATACTTTCATTCCTGAAAGGCCATCTATAGTTAATGTTAAACCAAATGGTAAAAATCCTATAGTAGGAGAACCTATATATCCAGATGGATTATTTAATTGAGCATTTCTTGTTTGAGCATATTGGTCATATTCTGCAAATTGAGTATTTATGTTTTTAAAATTATCAATAGCATTTTGGTCCCATTTTGGTTTTGAACCATTAATTGATCCTAATGTAGTTATAAAAGTATTAAATATTCCAATTTGGTTAACATATTTAGTTTCTAAAGATGGTGGTGGAGTAGTCGCATTAATAGTTAATCCAGTCCCACTAAGCCCTAAAATTTTATTGATATCAAAATCAGATGATGAGATAGGGTCTATTATTTCTTGTTTAACTCTATCTGTTAAACCACGATTTATTGTGGATAATGATGTTGAATCTTGACCTGTTATATAACCATTAGCTTGAGCACCAATAGTAATTAAACTTGCTAATTGTGGTGTAATAGTAGTAGTTAAACTTAAATCCCTAACAATACCTGCTAAATTATTATTAGTTGCTTTATTAAATCCATATAATACAAAAAAAGCATCATTAAATGATCCTGTTGGATTTATTTTTTTTAATAATGTCTCATATCCTGGTATAGGCACATCATCTACAAAAACTATTTTATTTATTTCTTCATTTATTGTTGGTTCAATTTTATTATAGTTTCCTGTAACTTTACAAAAATCAGAGCTAAGTTGTTTTAAAAAATCTATTAATATTATTTTACCTTCATTGTCTATTAATTTTGTTAAAGAACTTACAATGTAATTCATATTAAAATATACATTCATAAATTTCCCATAATAACATTTTATATCAGGATCATAAAATTTAAACTGTTCACCATAATTTAAAATTTCTACTTGTTCTCCATTATTTAATGTATATTTAGTATTAAATAAACATACTGATGGGTCAGCGCTTAGTTGTCTACTATATAATGATATTAAATTTGATTCTATGTCAGTATCAAATGTTATATATTTTGTATTAACATTTCCGTTTTTAACATCAGGTATGATACTATTTTGCAATATTTCTAAAAACCAACCTAACCTAATATAATATTGGTTTCCATTTTTAGTTTCATCATATGTTTGTTTTATTGCTTGTGTTATTTTGGTAAATTTTAAAACACTAACACCTGTAGGAGTATTTGAATCTGATTTTTTATCTAAATCAAGTTGAATATTATACATCATGGTTCCAATATCGCTTGAATTAGCAAAGTTAGCTACAGGGTTTTGTTCTGTAGGAGTAGTGCTAGTTGATTTTGGAGGAGTAATTTGTAATTTTATATTTCCAGTTAGTATATTTACTTTAAGAGATTCAATTATATCTCCTATTGTCCTAACAGTAAGTGTAATATTATAACTTAAATCTCGATCTAATGTCCAAGAAAAGTTAACTACTTTACCTAAAGCAGCATCATAGTTACCACATGACTTTAAACGATATTCTTGAATTTTAGGAAGTATAGCATCCCATTTATATACTCCTTTAAGTTTATTTAAACCTAAAAATTCTTCAACTAAATTATATGGATTATTTGTTTCTAATGGTTTATTTATATCATTATCATAATACATTGTATTACCCCATTCTATTAAAACGGAATAACCTAAACTTAAATATAATGTATTTATAATATCGAATTGTGTTCTATTATAAGCTTTGATCCCAATAGTGGCTGTTTTAAGTGAACCTTTATTTTCTGTTTTAATATTAAATGAAGTAATACCAGGCATAGGAACTAAACCAAATTCTTCAGATCCACCTAAACCATAAGCATTATTATTATGTATTGACTTATCAGTAGCTATTCCAGAACGTAATCCTGCTTTACCTATCCCATCTGAAACACCTCCAAATAGAATATATTGTCTAGCTAAATCAGAATTTATTAATTGAGCATTTTGTAAAGGAGCATTTTTAAAAGCATAACGTGTAGGATCAACATCTACTGAAGATATTAATCTAACCCACCCTGTATTTGAATTCATCCAAGTAAGAAGTTCAGGGTCCCTGTTGGGTGTTCCTTTTTTCTTTTGACGAGTATTTATTTGGTCTACTATAGGTTGAGGAAAACTTTCTCCTACTATATTCATAACTTTATTGGTTTATTGAGTTAAAATCATTTATGGTTGATTGTGGATATGCTGGTATTCTAATTTGTATTCCTTCAGGTATTACTAGAGAATTTTGTGGTAAGTCTGAAGGACTAGATGTACCTGCGGTTCCTGTATTAGCTATAGATATTATCCACCATAATGAACTGTCACCATAATATTGATTTGCTAAAATATCAAATCTATCACCTTGTGTTGTATAAACGTAAATATCATCCGAACTTAAAGGAACTTCAGGGTAACGTGAAGTTCTATAAAGTGGGCGTTTGTTTATTACAGTTTTAGGTATATTTTGGTATCTGTTCATTATTAATTATATTAAAATATTTTATTATGAATCATAATTATTATAAATAGTTCCATTATTTAACGCTATAAAACGTTCAGGACCATACTCATTATTATCTATAATAGATGCTGCTGTATTACCATTTACTGATTGTTTAGCTGGTATAAAGTTTTGTATTGGTATAAATGTAAAACTAGATACTCTAATAACATGAGGTAATTCTTTTACACTTGAATCATAATTAGTAGCATCATCATTTATTCCTATTTCCCAAGGTGTGTCTTCTTGTATATCGTAAACTAAACCTGTTATAATACCAACTTGTTCATATAAATATCCACCTACAGTAAGTTGTACTAAATTACCAGTCATATAACCAAGATTTGTATAATCTGGAGCTATGTTTGAAGCTAAGTAATTTAATTTTTTATATATTGGTATAAGTTCTTGTTTTGATTGGGCTGCTATAGTCCAACTTAAAGATATTGTTCGTGTAAAATTACTATATGTATAAAAATTTTCACCTCTACCTAAATATGTTGCTGAATTCCAAGTTGCGTTATATGAGTCTGAAAAGTTATTTAATGCTGCTCTAAAATGCATAAATGTTTTTTGAGAAGGATTATTGTTATGTATAGATGCTATTCTAAATTTTACAAGATCATTTGTAATTTTTTTACCTATATCACTTGTATCTACAGCTGTACTTGAATACAATGCTAAAGCAGTTATTTTATCTACGGGTTGGGCTATTTTATTACTATTTAATATACCACCATTGGTGTAAGATATTAAATTTTTGTTTGTACTATTACCCGGGTCACCCATATTTACTCTACCTTCAATAGTTTTATTTTCAGCTACATTATACAATGGGGCATTAGACATAATAGAAGAACTTATTAATCCTTGTCTTAAAATTGCTCTAAAATCTTGAGTTTTTGGAGCGCCAGGACTTGATAGAGAACCTCTTATATCTTTATTTAAATCACCACCTTCAAGAGCATTTAATTGATTTTGAGTGTAAGTAAGAGAATCGTTTGTAAATGCTACTGTAGTATCAGTTTCTAATGAACCTGTTTTATAAACATTATATGATATTCCTGGTTCATAAGAATATGTTCCTGAATATATTGTTGAATTTAAATTACTTACTTCATCATTATTTTTATTAAATAAATTATAGGCATTTGTAGCACCATTATATGGAATCCAGTTTTTTAATACACGAACCATTCTAGTAGTTTGGTAAGTTCCATTTATAATTTCTTTACCATTAACATTATTAATACCTGTTCTTTGGTCAGCAAATCTAATATTAGTACTTCCTATACCTAAATCTGAACCAGGACCACCATCATATGATAATATATTAATGTCATTGCTTGATGAAACTATTAAAGTATTATAAAGATTAACTAATCTATCTTCACCAGATGGTTGTGTAGTTTTTTGGTTGATTATATAAGGACCATATAAATTAAAGTTATTAGTAGCATAAGCACCAGTATCATCAAATGGGTTTCTACCTTGTTTAAGTAAATGACTACCAAACGCTACAATACCAGCTTCAGCTAATGTTGATAATGGAGTATAAATTCCTCCATTTAATATATCAGATGTTTGAGTTTGAACTGCTGTACGTGAAAGTAAATTTTGTTTAGTTGTAAAAAATAACCCATTTGGGGTTTTTAAATCAGTAAACATTTTACTTAAACGTAAAACATCTGTAGCTGAATCGGTTATAGCGTTTATTCCGCCTTTTAATATAAAATCATAATTGGCATTTCCTACATCAGATGTCCCATTAGGAATTGGTGTAGTAATATATGGTTGTCCACTACTACCTCCATAAATCCTATCATTTCCGTATTTTAAATTACGTAAATTAGTTTGTAGGTTAATTAAAGCCATTAATGAGGTAGATGATTAATATATTGAGATGGTGTTGCTCCGTTTAAATCTAATTGAGATGGTTGAGGTAAAGCATTAGGCGCATCATCAATATATTCATTATATGCTGCGTTTACTGTTGGGAAATTAGCACCATTTAAAGAATATGATGGTTGATTTCCATCAGCATGTAATTTAGATTGTTGAGTTGCGCCTGGATTTATTGTTGGAGTTGCTCCGCTAAATCCTAAATTTGAAGCGTGTGATGTTAATAAATTTAATAGTCCCATGTTGTTTTTTGTTTATAAATATTAAAAGTTATTGAATCTTATATGAACCTACAGCCATTGCTGTACCCATTTTTGTACCATTTAAAGTTATTGTACCTTCTTTGTTTAGTATTGCGGTTAATATTTGTTTCATTTCTTTAAATTCATTCATTAATTGATTAAGTGGTATTACAGCTTCAGGTCCTGCTTCACCTACTAAAGCATGAGTAGGAGATGTTATTTGTTTCATTTCTTTAAATTCATTCATTAATTGATTAAGTGGTATTACAGCTTCAGGTCCTGCTTCACCTACTAAAGCATGAGTAGGAGATGTTACTATACCTCCATCAGCCATTGCTACATTAGGTCCAACTATAGAATTAGTTAAGTCTGGGGCTTTTATTTCTCCAATATTTACTCCAGGAATCTTATTAAGTATTGTTGTAAATGAATTAATTAATGTAACAATTCCATCAAGTAGTGCTTGAAATGGACTTAATACATAACGTAATAAAGATACTCCTATTTTTTTAAATCCATTTGTAATATCTCCATTCATTATATCTATAATACCAGAAAATATACCTTTAAGTGCTTTTAATGGTTCAGATATAAGATCTCTTATAACTACTCCTATTGCTTTTAAATCATTAATTATTGGTTGTAATAAAACATTAATAGCTGGTAATATTGTATTTATTAAATCCATAAGTGGACTTACTATAGCTAAAACTGGTTCAGCTATACTTACAAATATATCTTTTAATTTATCTACTCTATTATTAAATCTTTCTTGAATAGATTGTTGAGCAAATTGATTAGCCAATTGTTCATTACCTAAACGTTTTTTAGCTTCTTCTAAACCTACTTGTTTAACTAAATTATTAAATCTTTCTTGAGCAGTTTTACCTTCTACCTCAGATAATTTAGCTAATGCTTCTCTATCCATTAATGATTGAGCTAATTCTTCTCTAGTTAAACCAGCAGCTTTAGCTATAGATTCTTGTTGTATTCTATTCATTTTAGCAAAATCAACAGATGTACCTACTTGTTTTGCTACTTCAGCTGCTGCTCCCGCTATATCATTATTTAATGCTAATTGTCTTGCTTTTTCAAGATTAAGATTTTTACCAGTTATTAATTCTGCTTCAAGTTCATTTGAAATTGATGATTCAAAATCTAACAAACTTGAAGATATATGATCAGCTTGTGCTAATGTTAATCCAAATTGTTTAGCTTGTATTACTGATCTAGCTAATTCATCCGCACTTCCTCCTAGAGATAATTTAACAGCTGCACTTGTTTTACCAACTTCTCTTAAAATATCTTTTTCATTTACAACTAATTTATTTTGAGAAGCATATGCTTTAGCTCCTCCTAAAATTGATGCTGTATTATCTTCTAATGTTTTATTGTTTATTAAAGATAATTTTTGTATATCAATTAACTCATCATTAGTGTAACCTGCTTGTTCTCTTAATTTAGTGAATGTTATTAAATCTTTAGTATTTAATTGAGCATTAGATCCTAATGATTTTCCTACAGCAATTAAACTCTCATTAAGTCCTTTAGTATTAATAGCGGCATCTAATGATAAATTTGCAGTTTCGTTTAATTTTCCATTTAACGCAACTGCTTCTTGATAGCTTAAATTAAATGATTTAGCTAGATTACCTGCTGAATTGTCTGATATTTTAAGAGCATCTATGAATAATTCAAATGCTTTAACTATGAGTAATTCTGGGTCTAGAATATTTTCTATTAGATTTGTTCCTAAATCCTTAACTAGATCTTTGGCTATACCTAATCTATCGTTTGTAGAGATTTGAGTTTTAAGAGTTTTATTACCCCACTCGGCATTTATTTTTTCAAGTTCTATTTGAGATTTTTTAAGTTCTATTCCTCCAAAACCAGCTTTAAGTTGTTTATCACTTAAAAAACCTCTTTCTTTAGTAATTTTATTAATTAATTCTTCTCTTTTAGCTTCAACTTCTGGGTTACCAAGTGTTTTAACTAAGTCTTTTGCTTTTGCTTTTGCTTTATCTAAAGCATCGTTTATACCTAATTTTTCACCTAAAGCACCAAATCCTAATTTAGATAAAGCACTAGATAATGATTTAACAGTGGCTCCAGTAATACCTAAAGCTTTTTCATAATCTTTTTCTTCTTTTATTCTTTTATCTAAAAGATTATTTATGTCATTAAAAATATCAAAGTTTTTTGATAACCCTACTAAAATAGATTTTTGATCTTCAGTGAGTTCTTTACTAGCTAGAATTTCTTGTTCTGATTTTCCAACCATATCTTTTTCAATTTGTAAACGTTCCGCGTTTATTTTTACTTCTTCTTGAAGTTTAGATAGTTTGGTTTTATAAGAATTTAATTGTTTTTTATTAAGAATATCTATTTCTTGTTGATCATATTTAAGATCTTTTACTACTTTAGATATTCCAATAAATGCTGAAGTTGCATTTTTAGTAGGTGTTTGGGTTTTCTTTAATTCTTGAACTATAGATACTAATGTATTTTCTATATTTCCAAAACCATCTTCTAAATAAGTCATTTCTCTTTTAGTTTTATCTAAAAGATCATTCATTATTGTTATAGCATTATTGGCTTCTTTGATATCATCCTTAATATTAAAAGTAGGAATTTTCTTATTAGTAAGTTTTTCATATTCTTTTGAAAGATCTTCTAATGCTTTTTTAGCTTTGTTTATATCATCGAATGCGGCCATCTATATTAGATTTTGTCATAAATATTAAAAGGCCTCATTTTTTTGAGGCCTTTGCTTTGGTGACATATGTTGGGGGTGTTATAGTTTTATCAGCGTTTGCTTTTTTCATAGTTTGGATTGATTTTTCCATATTTTTGTCTTGATTTTGACTATTTTGTTTTTCATAAAAATCTTTAATTTTATTAAAAGTAAATTGTCTTAACCAAATAGGCATATTATATATAGTGTCATAATCATATCCTCCATTACCATGAAATATTATTTCATGTATTTGTGTGAAAAAAGATACTCTATAATCAAGCGTCAGGCCAAAAAAAGTTAGTATTAATTGGTACGACAACATCCTCCTCGGTGTCGTCTGATAATGTTATCTTAGATTTTAATATAATATCTGGTTGAGTATTATTTAGGTGTTCTCTAAATGCTTTAGAATCTTTAGCTAAAAAGTAATTATCAACAAATTCTCTAATAGTTTTAATATCATAATCTCCATTAACTGAAGTAATAGCAAATTTTAAACGAGTAGAAAATTCAGGTACAAAATTTTTATTAATCTTTCTAAGACCATCTAATTCAGCTTGAATTGCTTTTTCGTCTTTATTAGTTAATATTTTATATGTTATTTCTGTTCCTGTATTAGGTAAAGTAAATTTAAATGAATTTTGACCTGGGGTTATATTAGTTTCATCTATGTAACGTAATGGGCATTGTGTTAAGTCTATTGTTACATCTTCACCATTATATTTAAATGTATAATCTTTACCATATCCTAAAATACGAGCGGCTACTAACACAGCGTTTTTATCTCCTATTATTAAATCATCGTAATCTACTTTTGATACAATTAGAGATTTTAATAATTTTTCTAATACAACACCTTGTTTAATATAATTTTGGTTTGTAAGAATATCTTCTTCTTTGGCAGTCATATATTTCATTTCTATTTTGCCTGAAGATAATGGATTTGATTCGGGGTAAACTAAACCTTTTGAAGGTAATTCAACCATTTCGGTTGGAAAATTAAATTTGTTGTCCATAGATTGTTTTTTATAACATTATTTAGTGTCATATATAAATATATGAAAAATAAAGAAGCTCACATAGAAATGTGAGCTTTTAAAAAATCAATATGAATAATATTTGACGGTATTCTTAGAAGTTAAGAATGCAATAATCAGGTTGAACTGTTATTGTAATATTTTGAGCAGTTGATTCGTTATCCCAGTTATATTCACCAAAGTTAGCTTCTGTAATAAGAGCACCTTTAATAATCCATTCACTCACAATATCACCTACAGGACCTAAAATATCGATAGTTAAATCTTTTTTATAGAAATCAGAATAACCATCACGACCAGTTACTGATTCGTGATGTAAACGTACCCATTCCATTGCTGATTGAGCACCAGAAGGAGTAATTGGATCAAATAAAGTCATTGTAATTGTACCCCATTTAGATTTACCCTTAACAAAACGTTGAACGTTCATATGGTTAAGAGCGATTGTTTCTTGAGTTAAAGTCACAGCGCTTACTGCTTTGATTATATATGATGGGAATCCATCAACATACATTATAAACCTGTTTTGTTGTTTAGGTTCAAATGCTGTAAAGAATATTTCGTTTGGGTTTAATACTGCCATTTTGTTTTGTTATTTATTTTCTGTTTATAAATATTATCGCTTTAAAGAAGGTAATTACCTTCCCTTAATATTAAGGGAAAGTAACTCCTGTTGGTAATATATTAAAATCTAAGTAAATGAATTCAGCAGTTTTAGTTGGTTGAATATAAATTTGACCTACTAATTGGTTTCTATCTATAACATCTGGTGTGTTATTTGAATCATCCATTACTACTTTAAATGCGTATAAACCTTGACGTTGTTGAACTGATGTTAAATATGGGTTTACTTGGCTTAAGAATTGGTTTCTTGTTGCTGTTGTATTTTGTTGGAATACTAAATTTTGAGCAACTTGAGAGATATAAGATTTAAGAGCAATTAATAAACGACGAACATTTACTCTATCTAAAGCACTTGCTTTTGTTTGTAATGTTTTCTGACCGTATACTACAACTCCAGTACCTGGGAATGTTGCAATTGGGTTTACTTTACCTGTATATAAAGTATCTCTGTTACTTTGAGATAATTTTTGAGCAGCTCTAATTACTGTAGATAAACCACCTCTGTTTATACCTGCTGGAGCAAACCAAGGTTCACCTACACTATCGTTATAAGCATAAACACCACCTATTAAAGTTGAAGCTGGAACCCATACGTTTTTACCTGAATCTGGGTCTACTACTAAACACCAAGGCCAATATGAAGTAGCATATGAAGTATTTCTTGTTTGTGCTTGAGATACTACAGCTGATGGAGTATTAGTTGAATATGGTACTAAGTCTAAAATAAATATATTATCACCTCTATTTTGAGTGTTGTTTATAATTGATGTTATTTGTGATGTTTGTAAACTATCAAATAAACCAGGAGTTAATAAAACATTAAATTTATAGTTATCAGAATTTGATAATAAATTAATCATGTTTGTATAACTAGCACTTGGAATACCTTGTGATCTATTACCATCACTAATTTGATCATAATATTGACCATTAGTCATTATTACACCTTGAGCATTACCAAATGAACCACTGTTATTTACTGGTAAAGAACCAGTGAATGCTGATACAGGATTACCATTATTATCAAAATAGTGAGGTGTTGGTAAATCTACTGAAGAAATTCTAACGTAGGCGCTTCTGTTTGGATAAGAACCAGAAATTTCAGTTTGGTTAGTAGTAGCGTTATAGTTTACTGTATAATCACCTATTGCTTTAGCTATGTAGTTAGGAGCAAATGGATCTAATGATAAACCAGTCCATGTTTCTAATATAATTGGGTTATTTGTATTATCATCACCTCTTCTAATTAATAAATCAAAAGTACCAGCAGTAAATGAAGTGTTAGCGACTTGCCATCTGATATTATCTGATGAACCACTTACTAATGAACCACTAGGGTCTACTGAACCTGAGTTGTTCATTATATTACCTTTAGATAAGGTTTGAAGAGAAAATGATTGTGTAGTTGCTGAACCTGTAGAAGCTATAAAAAGACCAGCTACAGAACTAGAATCTGTAGTAGCTGATGTATATGTACCACTTACTACTCTTGCTACAAGTAATGTTTGACCACCATTATTAAAGTAGTTATAAGCGGCAATTGATGTAAAATAAGTATACACTTGGCTAGCACTAGTAAAAGTAGTACCAAATGTATTTTGATAATCACTATAAGATGTAACAATTGTTGGTATTTCTACTTGTCCTTTAACGGTAGGACCTATAATAGCTGCACCAACAGTTACAGGCTGTTGGGTGATAAATGATTGGTCATTTTCTATCGCTAGTACACCAGGAGAATTTAAATTTGTCGCCATGTTTTTTAATTAATTTAAGTTTGTAGTTTTGTTATAAATATTATAAAACTATTCAAAAAACTAGGAAATTGGTGTGAACTCTCCTTTCTCCATATTTATTGTTCCTACTCCATATTTTGTTTGAAGTTTGGAACTAATTTCAAATTCTTGTCCTTTTAGTTTAATTAAATTTGCTTTTAATTCTTGTTTTTGATGTTCAAGATCTTGAAGGTTGTATTCTAAAATACCAAATTGTTCAATTAAAGATGTTTTTTCTTTTTGAATGTTTTTAATTTCTTGTAATTCTTCTTGTGTTAAAACTTTTGTTTCCATATTTTATTTATTTTTAAATACTGTTTATATAATTTAATTTTGTATATTCTACTTTAGCGAACCAAGCTACATTATAAGTACCACTACCTGTAACATATATTGCTAACATATCATTAATATCATCAGCGGCTGCACTTGCTGAAAAAGAAGTAGCAGCACCTGTTGTTGGAGATAATGTAAGAGAACTACCATCAAATACTGTTGTACCACCGTAATTTTTTATCACTGCATTTCCTTTAAATACTCTACTAATACCATTTGCTCCCGCGTCTAATGCAGTTCCCATAACTGTTACATCTACAAAATAAGCAGTATTTACAGGAATTGTAAAATAATCATAACCCAAACTAGATGAAATAAGTAGTTTTGCAGGAGTTGTACCTGAAGTTTGGTTAGATAGTGATAAAATACCGTATTGTCCTAAAGGAGTACTAGATCTAGCCCATTCACTTATATGACTTGTATAAGCAGATATACCTCCAGCATGTGAATATGATCCAGAAGATATTGTACTATATCCTTCAGCATGAGAATTAGCTCCAGGAGATACAGTATTGGATCCTTCAGCATGTGAATATACACCAGAAGATGTTGTATAAAAACCTTCGGCATGTGAAGAATAACCATTAGCTAAAGTAGCGAATCCTTCAGCATGTGAATATAAACCAGAGGCTGAAGTATTTATTCCTTGAGCAAAAGATCCAGTTCCTGAGGCTACTACATTGTCTCCCATTTCAAAGGAACGTAGGTTATAATTGTATCGGAAATTACTAGAACCTGAAAGAGTAGAACCACTATTGAATTGTATTTGTTTATCTGCTCCACCCGCATTAGCTCCACCAGCACTTGATAAAGCATAAGATGCTGTTAAAGCATAAGAAGCACTAGTTGATTGAGATGAATTTGCCGCCCAACTTGAAGTACCATAAAATCCTAAAGAAGATGAAACACTACCAGTAACATTTAAACTTCCAGTTATACTACTTGAACCTGATAAAGTAAATGATCCTGATAGGACTATATCATAAGCTTGAGCGCCTGTAAAAGCATCGATTGATTGTGATACATGCCATGATTCAATAGTATAAGTTTGTGCTATTTGGTCTACACCAGGGTTAAATATATTTTTTAATGTATTTGCCATTAATTTTTATTATAAATATTTAAAAAAATTTAAATACTACCACTTCCTGAAACTAAAGTAAGTCCTAGTTGGTTTGCTACATAGGTGGTTGGGTAAGAGTTATTACCGTCCCAATTTGTGTAGTTAGTTCCTGCTATGGCAATGACTCCGCTATCGTGTACAACACCGGATTCGTCTAAGACTTGCCATGATACTTTACATGCTCTATTAAAATCATCAGATATACTAGAAACTGATAGTTTGGTTACGTTTACTGTGTCGCTATATTTCCATTTTACTGGGGAAATGTTTGTTGTCATATTTTATGTTTTTAACAAGTTACTTGATTTAAAGGTACTCCTAATGTGTCTATTTGAAAAGAAAACCCCTTATCTATGTAATAATACCAAGAATTACCTCCGTTAAAAGGTGTTCCTGCTGTAGCATGTGTTATGGTATAGAAATTACCGTCATAAGGAGACGTATAAAGGAATCCTGTATTAGGGTCTGTAGGTCCGTTTGTACAAGCATCTAATGAACTTGCATAAGGTGTTAAACAAAAGTTTTGTGGTGTACCAAAACCTAAACCTATAGACGTTCCTAAAATTTTGTTTATTTTTTTAATGGATGTACCTGGAGCTCCTGCCTTGGATATGTTCACCCCATTGATTGTTCCTAAAACCAAAGTTGCATCTATGCCGTTTACTACTCCCATGTTTTTATATTTTTATAATACTATGTAATCGTCTGATGGGTTAAAGTATACCACAGCAATGTTAGAACTAAAAGAGTTTCCCCACCAAAATAAAGATCCTACTTTTCTTACCACTTCACCCGGTGTAAACGATGAAAGTATATTTGTTATGTCTGTAATGTTTCCAGCATGACCGTTATTACTTTCGTCCATGTAAACCGGCATGCCCGTAGCTGGTGATGAAAAATCTGTAAGACCTGATACCGACCAATCTATACTATACATACCTTGGATTAATATCGAAGTAGTGTTACCCGTAGTTGCTGTTTTTAAACAAATACCTAACATGTTTACTGAAGTATCTTGTTCTGCTACTGCATCTGATGAATCCCATTGTCCGCTACTGTTTCTAAAACACAGTTGACCAGCAAATAGATTGGTAGCAGCCGTTTCGTTAGGTAGCGCAGTTCCATTAAAATATCCAGATTGCCATATGTTTGCGGGGTCTAAAGTGGATATCATACCTCCAAAGGGTTTAGAAGTACCGTATGGAGAAGTAATAGCGTTATATCCTCCCAACAAAGCTTTTTGAGTAGGTATGTATTGTACACTTGGAGTATCAGTAACAGCGTTAGAACCTGAAGTTAACACCATGTAATTTGGATAATCACTAAAAGAACCTGTAATATTACCACCG